CACCACCACCACCACCAACAAGAAGCACATCAAACAAACCGCCAGTAGTAACAGTCAAAGTTCCATCGGAGTTGAAATAGACACCGTTGTAAGTGATACCAGCAGTCGTAAATGGCGTGATGGAACCAGTACCACCTGATGCGGTTCCATACGTTGTTAGTGACTGCGCTGTGAGCGCACTCACATAACCAAGTGTCCGACGATTCGGCACAACTACACCGTGATTCGGTTTACGAACCCGTGAACAACAAGTACGTTTGCCGTTCCAGCAAACGCACGAACAACCTTTGCTGTCGCATTACCCTGCAACAACAATCCCGGGACAATTGTGACCAATCCAGCCTCTGGCTGGATGGTTACTTCGATGTTTCCATCTGGTGCGGTGGTTTCCCCCCACTCAATTGTCAACTTGACAGCAGAGGTGCTGGTATTGACTGCGTAAATCCAAATCTCATCAATTGTGGTTGATGTCGTTGAAGCAGTATGAACTGCGGTTCCGGGAGTTGCGGTGGCCGCAACCTTCACGCCGAGACCAGTTCCAGTAGAACCTGCTGGCTGAAGAGCCAATTTTGAAAATGTTGCCATACTAAAGACTCCGTTCGTTACATGATGCTTTGGCTTTTATAGACCCAGCGTATTCCGCAGAAATCTCTGCCACCAACCTTTGTATCAAATCGTTACGCCGACGCTGGGCCGTATGACCCCCAATGTGCTGTCTGTACAGCATCTCGGGAATGTGCACCATGTCGGTTGCAAGGTAGGTTCGAACGCATAGTTCGTAATCATCTGCTACTGGAAGGGCTGAATTATGCCCACCAATTTCCCTGTACAAGTCTGCTTTCCAAGCCCTGATGTGGTTTGGGGCGGACACGATATGTCCCATCGTTATTTCGTTGACTGGTGGGGCCGACATCACCCACACCCCGTACTGGTCTGACCAATACTCGGAGCCGTACCCAAAGGCCCAGCCTTTAGGGTACACCCCAGACTCACCCGAAGGGAGAATCTCGCACCAGTCCGAATACACGAACCCAGCATCTGGGTTTGCCAAGAATGCGTCATTTACCTTCTGAAGGCAATCCACAGTCAGTTCGTCATCGTGGTCGAGTTCCGCCAGTATGACGCCTTCGGCAACCATGAACCCCTTGCGTTTCACCGAACCAATTGAGCCAGAATGCACATGAGAGCGGTGCATCTGAATCTTGTAACGTTCATCAGAAGCAAATCCATAAACCTGATTCCAGACATCATTGGTTGTCGAATCATCCCAGATGACCCACTCCCAGTCTCTGAAGGTTTGTGCCTTCAAAGATGCCCATGTTCTTGCTAGAACATCTGGATTTGTGTTGTATGTCGTTGTGACGACAGAAATCATTTTTATGCAAACACCTGCATTGAGATAACCGCTGTATCTGTGTCATACACAGCCGAACCGTTTACTCCCTGCGCTCCACTTGCACCTTGTGGCCCTTGCGGCCCCTGAGAACCTGTTGCACCTTGCGCACCATTTGCACCTTGTGGACCCTGTGGCCCTTGTGCCCCTTGTGCGCCAGTAGTACCAGCACTCCCCTGAGGTCCAGTTGCTCCCTGCGGACCTTGTGGTCCAGCAACCGTACTAGCCGCACCTTGCGCACCCTGTGGTCCCTGTGCACCTTGTGGCCCCTGTGGACCAACCAAAGTTGACTGCGGACCCTCTGCTCCCTGAGAACCCTGTGGACCCTGTGGACCCTGAGCACCCTGTGGTCCCTGAACGGTGGACTGCGGACCTACAGCACCTTGTGCACCCTGCGCCCCCTGAGGACCAATGGCACCCTGTGGTCCAGTAGCACCTTGGGAGCCTTGCGGTCCCTGAACACCAGTTGGCCCCTGAGGACCAGCGTTACCCTGTGGTCCCTGCGGACCCACAGAACCCTGAGCACCAGTATTGCCCTGAGGACCCTGAACGCCAGTTGTACCCTGTGGTCCTTGTGCTCCTTGCGAACCAGTTGAACCCTGTGCTCCAGTATTTCCCTGAACCCCCTGTGGACCAGCAACACCCTGCGCACCTTGAGGACCAGTCGAACCTTGCGAACCCTGTGCACCTTGGACCCCCTGTGCTCCCTGTGCGCCCTGAGCACCCTGAGAACCAGTTGGTCCGATAGTGCCAGATGAAATAACCGTAATAGCGTCGCCAACACTCACTGTAACATTCTGAGTTGCCATCGCTACCTCGTTACGTCCGCCAACACCGTCACGGTGCCAGCAAAAATAGTCGTCACTACCCCACTATTCGTTTCCTCCAAATCCCAATAATGGGTTCCAGAGGCGAGACCAGCTGTAGTACCAGCAGACATCGCACAAGTAATCTCACCAGCGGGACCGTTGCTCACACTGCAAGTAAACGAAGCATCCACAATACCGGAATCTTTTGTCGTGCGAATCTGCGCACGGTACGTCCTACCTGTGACGTCAATTGGTGTAACACCATTCGATGTCATGTTCACAGTAATGTTCTGCGTGTCACCACGAACAATCTTCAAATTCAAACGACCTGGCGTAGCCATCAGTCCTCCCTTAGTTCGTGAACAGCCATCTTAGGCTGAGAATTATCATCAATACCGCAAGCAGGACAAATCCAATGAGTAGCAACAGGCGGATACTCACAACCACACTCAGGACACTCAACAAGATTCATACCACCCTCAACTGAGCCCTGGCCGACTTCTCACGCTCAGCAACAGCAGCAATCAACTGATCCAACTCCTCATCAGACAACTGAGAAGCCTGCTTGGAAGACTGAACCGTCACCGTCGCAGGAGCCATACGATTCGTAGCCTGCAAATACAACTGAGCAGACTTCGTATCACCCTCCAAAGCCTTAGAATACAACGTATCCAAAAGACGCTGAGTACGCTCCGGAGAACCCTGAATATCATCCACCTTCGCCTTCCACAAAGACAAAAACGGCTCACGCTTCTCCCAACGACGCAACGTAGTCTCATTCACCCCCAAATGAACAGCCATCTTATGCTTCGAAGGCGGAACACGCTCACTAGGAGCAGTACACAGCCAATCCAAATACTGTGTCTGCTGTGCACTAAGCTCTAGTTCGTCATTCTGATTCATCAACAATAAACCCACTTTGTTACCTGTGAACGCA